ATGTCGCTCAACCCGTTCATCAACCTCAACCTAGAGGGCCACACGTTCACGGGGGTTGCATGATTGAGAATCTGATTGTGCCGGTGCTGAACCGTTACGACCTATTACAGCGAATGGTGAACAGTGTTGACTATCCGGTCAACCATCTGCTCATTCTTGACAACGGTGCATCGGTTGACCGTGAGGACGCTGAACCGTTGCAACTGAATGACTATTTTGACCAGGTAACCTATCTGCCGCTACCAGCAAACCTCGGTGTCGCTGGGTCATGGAACCTCGGCATCAAACTGTTCCCGCACGACACGAAATGGGTTTTTGCTAGCAACGACATTGTTTTTGCGCCTGGCGACCTTGAGCAGTTAGCGCAGGCAAGAGCTAACGCGCTCACGTTGACGGCAGCGCAACCACAGTGGCAGGCGTTTGCGATTGGTGAAATGGTTGTCGGTTATGTCGGTTTATTTGATGAGTGTTTGCACCCCGCCTATTTTGAGGACAACGATTACGAACGGCGCGTCAAATATCAGGGCATGGCGATTGACGTTTTGCCGTTAGGGCTAACACACGACAACAGTTCTACCCTGAAGGCTGACAGTGGTTTTGGTTACCGCAACGAGGTTACGTTCAAAGCAAACCGCGACTACTTTGACATGAAGGTTGCTGATGAGGATTACACCGAGGGCGGGTGGTCGCTTGACATACGCAGGGCGAATGAGTGGCTGAAGGGCTAGCCGGTAGAATAACTACTGGAGGTATCACATGGCCATCAGCAACGGCTACGCAACACTCAACGACGTAAAGGGTGCGCTACGCATACCCCTTTCAGACACAGTTGACGACAGCTTGCTCGAACTATCTATAGAAGCCGCTAGCCGTGAAATTGACGGTTACTGCGAACGGGTGTTCTACAACGTAGGCACAGCAACACGGGTATACACACCTGAGGACGGTTTCATTACGCAGGTTGATGATGTGCGCAGCATCACGACACTCAAAACTTCATCGGCAGGTGACGGGGTTTACGACGTGACATGGAGCGTCACTGACTATCAACTTGAACCGTTGAACGGCATTGCCGGCGGTGTTGAAACACCGTTCACCCGTATACGTGCAATCGGCGACTACATATTCCCCATCTACGAACCACGCAACATCAACGCAGGCGAGGCAGCAGTGCAAGTGGTAGGCGTGTTCGGTTACGCCACAGTTCCGACAGCTATCAAACAGGCGTCAGTTCTGTATGCGATGCGTCAGTTCAAGCGTTACGACTCGCCGCTCGGTGTTGCAGGGTTTGGCGACATGGGGCTTATCAGGGTTGGCCGTTTTGACCCAGATATTGAAGCGCTGCTCATGCCCTATCGGAAAGTTTTGATGGCGTGAACATAACAGACATTCGTGACGGCATTGCCGCGAACGTTGGCACTATTGACGGCCTTCGTACCGCAGCTGAAATACCTGACAACATCAGCCCCCCTATTGCGGTGGTGAGTTTGAACTCGGTGCTATACGACACGGCGTTTGCTGCCGGCCTGAACACGTTGCAGTTCGCCGTGTCAGTTATCGTGGCACGGGTTGATGAACGCCGTGCGCAGGAACGTTTGAACGATTACATCAGCACCGGGGCACGCTCAATCAAGGCTGCGATAGAATCAGATAAGACGTTAGGCGGTACCGCGATTGACTGTCGCGTAACCGAAATGACTAACATCGGTTCGGCTATTATTGGTGAAGTAACATACGTGGCGATGGACGTAATCGTCACGGTTTACGCAGAATAAGGAGTAACACGTGGCCAAGCTAATTGCACAGGACTACAACATTTCAATCGGCGGCACAGATTTTAGTTCTAGCCTGGCTGCTGTGACCATTGACATCACGAGCGAAGAGCAGGAAACGACAGCGTTCGGAAGCGCATGGCGTACCCGCATCGGCGGCCTCAAAGATGCTTCGGTTAGCCTTGACTTTCACCAGGATTTCGCTAGCGGTTCCGTTGACGAAACTCTGTGGAGCAACCTCGGCGGCACAGTTGCCATCGTTGCTAAGCCGACCAGCGGCAGCGCAACAGCATCGAATCCCTCATATTCGTTCACGGCGCTCGTCACCCAGACACAACCACTGGCGAACTCGATTGGCGACCTCGCCACGATGTCAGTCACCTGGCCTGTCGTGGGTGAGGTTACCCGCGGAACAGCGTAGTATAGAGCTATGAATTTCAACCTACACGTAAAGCTCAACGACGGCACTAGCACCGATGTTACTGGCATTGCCGCTGACATTGTTGCGTTCGAAACCAAATTCGATATGAGCATGGCTCGCATTGAAAAAGAACTCAAAATGACTCATCTGTTTTACCTGGCGTGGCACGTGTTGCACCGCACAGGGGAAACAAAGCTTGAGTTCGAGAAGTGGCTCGAAACTGTTGACATGGTGACGGCTGCCGAACCAAAAAAATAGCGGGGCTCGGCGATGAGTCTATGCACTGGCACATCGCTAGCCTGGCCGTTGAAAGTGGCATTAGCCCTAACGAGTTGCTAAAGCTTGAGCCGCGTATGCTGTTCACGATTGAGCGGTACCTGGTCTGGCGTAGCCATCAGCAAAAGCAACGCCGGCGATAGAATGGGGTGGTTAGGAGCCGCCGGTGTTACAGTCACGAGTCACGTTTGACCAAGCTGACATCAACCGCGCTATAAAAGTGCTGCGGGAAACTGACAGCAATTTAGTGCGCGAGCTGCGTAGCGGCTTGAAGCGCAGCATAGAACCAGTTACCGCAAAAATTGCGTCTAGTATTCCGCGTGACTCAAAACTGCGCGGCATGAACCATCGTGGCCGTACCCGCTGGCGTGGTGTAAACAAACCCGTAGTCAATTTTACCCCTGGCCGGTCACGCAAAAGCGGTACCCGCCTTGTCAGCATCAGTGTTACGGGTGGTGCCCGCGGGTTAGGTTTTGATTACGGTGAGCTGGCAGGTTTGCGTCGCAACACGCCTAAGCCCCGCTCTAAGGAATACCAGCGCCGCGGTGACAAAGTTATGCGCACGCACAGGATTGCGGGGCAGGGCGACGGCATGATTGAGGGTTTGGAAAAGTATTACCCCATACGTGGCAGGGCTGGCCGGTTCGCGTTTGATGCGTTCTTGGATTCACGCCCGTACGTTCAAGGCATAGCGATGGTCGCTGTGAACAAGTTGGCTGCTGAAACTAACCAAAAACTGAGAGCGATGTGACATGGCTATTTATCTGAACATTCTGTCAAAGTTTGACAAAAAGGGTTTCGATAAAGCCGAAACAGGTTTATCGAAGTTTGGTAAGAACGTTGGCCGTATTGCTGCCGCGGCTACCGCCGCAATGGGTGCCATAGCTGTTACCAGCGTGCGCAGCTTTGCAGACTTTGACGCCAAGATGCAACAGTCTGTCGCCATCATGGGTGACGTGTCTGACGCTATGCGTAACGACATGGCTGATGCTGCTCGTGAGGTTGCCAAAACGACAACGTTCAGCGCTGACGAAGCTGCCGAGTCGTTCTTCTTCCTAGCTAGCGCTGGCCTTGATGCTGAGCAGTCTTTGAAGGCTTTGCCGCAGGTTGCACAGTTTGCTCAGGCCGGAATGTTTGACATGGCTACTGCAACCGACCTACTGACTGACGCACAGTCGGCGCTCGGATTGACTTCAGACGACACGACAGAGAACCTTCAGAACATGGCCGACCTCGGCGACGTTTTGGTCAAGGCAAATACCCTGGCGAATGCATCAGTTTCACAGTTCTCGGAAGCGCTGACTAACAAAGCCGGTGCGTCTATGAACGCCCTGAATATGGAGATGGAAGAAGGCGTCGCTGTTCTTGCAGTGTTTGCCGACCAGGGTATCAAGGGTTCGCAGGCTGGTACCACCTTCAATGCTGCTATACGTGGTCTGACGCAGGGCGCACTCAAGAACTCTGAAGCGTTTGACCGCCTCGGTGTTGAGGTGTTCGACAGCGAAGGCGCTATGAACAACATGGCGGACATTGTTGGCGACCTTGAAGGGGCGCTCGGTGGTTTATCTGTTGAGCAGCAACGCGCTGAACTTGCATCTTTGGGCTTTACAGAAGAAACCCTCGCGGGAACACTAGCCCTCATCGGCAATAGTGAAAAGTTGCGCGAATACGAAACCAACCTTCGCGACGCTGGCGGCACCGCTGAGGAGGTCGCTAACAAACAACTCGACACAATTAGTGGCCAGTTTGCGCTTATGCAATCAGCCATCTCTGACGTCGGCCTTGAGGTTGGCAAAATACTGATACCAATTTTGCTTGACTTGATGACGGCTTTGCAGCCCGCAATAGACCGGCTGCTGCCTGTCTTTGCTGACATTTTTGAGTCGCTTTCACCAATCCTTGTCGAACTGGCTGACGTTTTTGTTGACGTTATTGAATCGCTGATACCGTTTCTCCCGCTCATCGGTGAGATTGCGGGCATTGTTCTTGAGCTAATTGCGCAACTGTTGCCACCGTTCGTGTCGTTGATTGACGCTTTGCTGCCAATTTTTGAAACACTGATACCGCTGGTAGGTGACTTCCTCACTGACGCGATGGCCTTGTTTGCCCCGTTGCTGGTTGACATTATCGAAACCATGGCCCCGCTCATTGAACAGATGATGCCACTGTTTGCTGATTTGTTTGAGTCATTAGCACCGCTAGTGCTTGACCTTATTGAAGCGGGTATGCCGCTCATTGAGGAACTGCTGCCGCTCATTGCTTACATTCTTGAAACCTTGGTCATACCGATGATGCAGTGGTTGGCTGAAACGATAGATAAAAACGTGGTGCCGGCTTTGGGTTACCTGATTGAGGTGTTCAGCCTATGGGCTGAGGCTACCTCTGAAACCATCAAGGGCTGGCGTCAGAAATGGTACGAGTTCTCAACCTGGCTCATTGGCAACTTGAACACCATGCTCAAGGGGATTGAGGATTGGGCGAACGGGTGGATTGACACCATCAACAAAGTTATCGCCGCCAGTAACGAATTCCTAGACACTGAATTTGACATGGTGATGCGTGTTGACTTTGGTCAAATTGAAATGCCCAAACCGCCACCCGTTGACATACCCGTTATCCCTCGCATTGTTGACACGTCAACCCTGGCAGGTATTAGGGCGCTGTCGTACACACCCGCTGACACGTCAACGTTCGAAGGTGTAATGAAGGCTAGCGGTATTGGGTTAGCTGAGGGCGGTATTGTGCGGGCACGCCCTGGCGGTATCTTTGCAAACATTGGTGAGGGCCGTTACGACGAAGCAGTTATACCGTTGAAGCCTGGCATGAACATGGGCGGGCAATATAACATCACCGTGAACGCTGGTATGGGCGCTGACGGGACACGTATTGGTGAACAGATTGTCAAAGAGATACGCCGATACGAACGTATCTCCGGCCCGGTATTTGCGAGGGCGTAATGGCTACCATTGTTGAG